ATTATTGCCAGCCGGATAGGCTTTGATGCCAGCCGATCTCAAGATCTGAAATGGCGTGCGTTCATCAGTCTGGGCTCGGTAGTCACCAGCAGGATCGCCATGCACGTGAGCTTGGAAACCAGGAAACCGTTGAGCCAGTTCCATACGGAATAGGTCAGCGAACCTAACAATCCCCATATCCTGGGCAACTAATTCGTGCAGTATCAACCACTTACCACGAATGTGCTGGCAGAAAACAGCAGCAGGGGTCAATCCAAAGTCCATGCCGACGATGATCGGTACGTTCGGAACAGGGATGATTGGCTCCTTGGCCACATGGATCTCGTCAGTAAACATGGGATAAATCACCTTGCCGTCCGAAAGACTGCCCAGTTTATTCAAGACATAGACGTCAATCCAGTTCTTGGCCTTACCCTTGATGATATCTGGATAGTACTGAGGCGTAAGGTTCTTACGGTTCTCAGCATCAGGGTTCATCTTATATCCGGTAAGATTACCGTCCTGATCCTTGATGGCCAGCATACCACCGGGCTGATTGAAGAACTTCCAGGTGTCGGGCTTCACCAACATGAGGGCTTCTTCACGGGTCACATGGTCAGGTAGCGGCGCTTCGCCAGCCATGATCGGCCACCAATGATCTTCGTCCGGCGCATTGGTATCAGCGATCACGCCATACCAAGTCGGGCCACCATCTTTCATAGAAGGAAATCGGCCGACACGCATGGTACAGGCATCTACGATAGCCTTCGGGACTTCGCGTGCTTCGTTGATCCAGACGCCAGTAAGTTCCAATGACAGGAGTTTTTTCACATCTTCGGCTCTATCGAGGGCCAAGAAGATGACTTCCATGTCAACAGTGCCACGGCGAAGTCGATGGGTATACGGCGGTGGATGCCAGAGCATCTTGCCCCAAATATCCTCGGGAAACCAATCCAGCCATGTCTTAATGGTTGTGGTTCGCAACTGAGGGTAGGAATTTCGAACAATGGCCCACCGAGTTCGGCGCATACCATTCTTGTCCGGCTCTTGTTGCAGCGCACGCCGGAAGATCTCAACAGCGCAGCAGACAGATTTACCAGCGCCGACAGGTCCACGCAAGCCACGAAAGAAGGAGTTATCCTTCATGAAGTGCTTGAGCGTATCGCCTTCCGGCTTATAGCTGAAACTCAATTGAACATCCCGGCATCGACAGCCTTCTTGACCAGATTGCCAGCGATCTCTGGACCCCAAGCGTCAATGAGTTGATCGCATGCAAAGTTGGTCAGCTTGTCTTGTGGGTAATGCCTCAGATGGACCTTACGGACAATCACCCGCAGCCGTTCACGATCTGTTACGGAAAGTTGCGTAGTAAATCCACCAGCATCAAGAATGTCGCTCATGTCCAAACACCAGTTCTTGAACCATATCGAAGAGCTCGACTACATCATCCTTATCCAAAAGACCAGGATATGTAGCTACAAGACCACGGTCATCTTCATCGACGCCGATCAGAACCACGTTCTTGAGGCGTCCACGGACCAGATCAAGGATATCATCGATGTCAGCGGGTTCGGTTTTATAGATTGTCTTTGGTTCGGAACGTGGCTTAAACCGGATGACATTGCCCATAGCGGTCACTTCATTCCCTTAATGGTCACAACTTATGAACGAGGAAAATAAGGATGACGAGCTGGAGGCTTATCACCAACAGCTCGCCAACTGAAAGAGCTATCTCGCTCACTTCATTCCCTTAGAAGCGGCGATCTTCTTGGCAGCAGC